TTAAGTTTAATTCTTAGTTTTGAACTAGAATCTCCTGAAACAACTTTAAATTTTTGACCAGCTTTTGTTTCTATGACACCTTCTTGTCGAGGACTCATATCAATGTTTTTAGCTTCTTTAGCATTTTGTGTTAAAGCATCGGCACGGCCTTGCTCATAAAAATGTTGTGCTATTCTATCCGCATTTCTTGCAGCGAATAAGGCTTTATGATAGCCTGCGACATTGCCAATTTCACCTTTATCATTCATAAATGGTTTGATAAAGTTAGAAATATCAGATTGCATTCGTTTTGTTTCATTAACATTATTTACTTTATATCGGTATTTATTGTCTCCAACTTGGAAATCAAAACCTTTAAAAGTATCATTAAAAATGTTATCTGTTCTTTCTAAAAAAATCTGGTTAAGTTGTTTACTGGACTCTTGTCCTTGTTGATATTCATTATATGCATTATAAGCATTTACATAGTCTTCAGGAATTTCTTTTTGACGGTTTAACTTAAGATCCGTATAATACTTTTCTTTATGACTTGTAAAAAACTTACGTGCATTATGAAGTTCTTCTTTATATGCGCGTTTTTTTGCGCGGATTTCTTTGGGCTCTTCAGTTTCTTCATCATACGTAAAGTTATCTTCCATGTATTCTGAAATTTCTTTTGAGTCCCAAGGTTTTGCTTGTGAATAATATTGACGTAATAATTCTGCGTCAGATAACGTTGAAACATCTCTATTCATATTAACATAATCCTCAAGAGACCCTCCAGTGTCATCCATAAACTTAACTAGCTTATCAATATTTTCTGGTAATTTTTGTTCGGGAGCTTTTTCTTTTTGCTCCGGTATTTCATTTACTTTAGTCGCGTTCGTATCGACTTTAGGCTGCGAAGTCCCCTCCTCAATTTTCTCTTCTTTGATAATTTCGATCGGCGACTCTTCCTGTTTATCCTCTCCGGCAGGTTCTTCAACTTTCTTTTCTTTGTTTTCCTTTTGAACTTCTTCGCTAGTTCCGGGTTCGTCGCGTACAGGAACCTCATCTGTGCTTTGCTTCTGAACGGCATCTAAATTAATTTTTGGTGTTTCATCTGATTCTTTACCTGCTTGTTGAGGATCTATCTCTCCCTTTTCAACAGCTTTATCAAGAACCGCTTGTTCTGTTTCTTTTTTTGACTTAGGCTCGTTATCAACGGCGCCTTTTACTGTCCACTTTGCCATAATTTAATAATATATAATAGTTTGTAAAAATTATCTTGGTTCAAACCTGCTTAAATCAATACCTCCTAGTACATCATTACCAGAAGATTCAAAACCTTTTTTAGGTTCTGGGTTTGAAGGAGCTTTCTGCATATCTTTTTTTGCATCCAGTTCCATTTCTTTTAGCTTAACATTTAAATCAAACTCATATTGCATAAGTTCTCTTTTAGTTGCAGCTTCTTTTTCTAATTTAGTAATCTCTAATTGTGATTGCAATTGTGCTAACTTACCTTTAGATTCTACTTTAATATTTTCAGCCTGCGCTTTAGCAAGCTCAGCTGCTTGTGCGGCTTGTGCATTAGCTTGTGATTGAGCGGCAATGTTCCTTTCTGCTTTTGTTTGATCGGTGGCTTCTTTTTTAGTTCTTCTATATTTTAATAGTTGGTTAGCTAACTTTATGTTTTTTATTTGTCTAATATCAATAACATCTTCTAAAAATATTTGATCTCTTGATAGTGCTGCTTGTATGTTGTTTTCAACAAGTTGTTTTTCATCTTCATCAGGATCTAATTCTAAGAATATACCAAAGTCATGTAAATGTAGCGTACTCATTTCTTTTAAAGCGCCCACGCTAAACCTACCAATACCGCCGATCATTGCATCTCTTTGCGGATGGAATTCTAAAACATCTTTTACTCTTATAGATATTGCTTCAGCTAATGTAGTTGTTATATATAAAGAGCTATGCAATATATGTCTTGTTGCAGTATTAGAGTTTGCCGCTGCTAATTTTTGTACGCCCACCAAAGCGTAAGGATCTGGATCTGTACCGTCTCTTGCTTCGTTTAATCCAGTTACATCTCTAAGCATTTGCATATAATAATTATATGCTTGTATAAGTAACTGACTTTGCTGACCACCCCCACCAGGCAACTCTTGAATTGGCACCTTACCTCCATTCATATCTCCATCAACGGTCATTGATCTACCTATAATAGATCCCGTTTGAAAATATAAATTTAATGCTTCTTGAGGGTTATAATTAGTACCATTACCTAAATCAACTTCTGCAAGTCCGTCGGCATCAACATAAACGCCTGAAGGTGTCATTCTTTGTATTACTTGCTGCAGTTTTAAATGTGTTAATTGAATTAAGTCAGCATACGTTATCATTCTACCTACTAAACTTTCAATTTTACCTTTATACATTCTAGGTGCACTTACTACGTAGTTCATCATTACCTGATTAGCATTAGAATCAGGACGAACCATATTAGATGCTTTTTGCCATTTAAGAAGTTTATTAGCACCTAATATCATAACTCCTTCGTATACCACTTCTCTTGCTTGTGCTACTTTTTCAAATCGTGATCTTTGATCCTTAGGTGGATTAAAAGTGTCATCTTTTTTAATTGCTTTCTTAGCACCACTTGATGTTTCTTTTATTTTAAAAACACTGTTTTCCCATGTTTTCCAATTAAAATACAATACTGTTAAAGTATTACTATCTGTTTGATCGCTAGAATCATTATTTACGTAATCGTAATTATTATAATTAGATGATTGTTTTATTATTTGTTCAAACTCTTCATCAGAAAAATTTGGAAATTGCTTTTTTAATTCATTGGACTTAACTTGCTTTACTTCACCAAAGTAATATACATCATCAAAATTAGGATCTTCAGTGTATGAATATATTAGATTAGCAGGGTCTACATATTCTAATTTTATACCATCTGTATTATTAAAAGTATGTTTAGCGGCTGCAATGCCTAACACAGTTTGGTCGTAGTCTAGCCTCTTTTTTATTTCAGGATAATCATTTCTTTTGAATACATTATCAATAGCCTGCTCGTGTGCTAACTCAATTGATGGTTTGTAGCTAATTTGCATGTGAAGCTCAAGTTCTTCTGGGCTTGATGGCAAATCTTGTTCTTTCACGTTTCTAACATCAACTCCTAATTGTTCATCTATAGTTGAAATTAAATCTTGAGTATTCATATCCTCCATCACCATTTCAACAAAGTTAGTTCTTTCTTTAACGGAGGTTGGGTCTTGCGCAAATGCTTTAACGGTAAACAACCTGTCTTGCATGCCATTAACAACAATGTCAACAAACTTTGGTATTATAGGAACGGGCTTCCAATCTAAATTCAAATATGATAAATCCCCATTAACTGAAAATTCATCTTTATATTTTTGAACAGATTGCTCACCGCGCGCATATAATTTTAATCTATGATACTCACGTTGGTTTTGTAAAAATCTACCCGTTCCAGAGTTTTTTCTGAACCACTCGTTCTGAATACCTCTAGCCACTTCCATTCCATAATCTTCGCTAGCTTTTTCTGCGTCACTTACGGATTGGCTGGGAAATTGGGTAATTTGTCCTGTAGCTTCTGCCATCTTTTATTGTATTATTTTACTTTTTAATCCTGAATTATTATATTTAGAAAATCCAAAATCTATTTTCTTTTTTTCTCTAGCACTTCTCGGCGCATATAAATGTTTTTGACAAGCCATTATAGCTAATCCACTACTTATAGACGCGTCATATTTTGTTCTATTATTAATATTAAACTTTGACCAATCTTGCAAAGTTCTTTGAAAATACATATTACCATGCTCTCCATCTTCAAATCTTCCTACATAATTTTCTATATATGATTCAATAGCAGAAGCATGAGCTTGCTTTATATCTTCAGAGCTATTAGGTATACCTCCTAACTCTTTTTCTGTAATAGATAATTTATTAAATAATTTATCAGGGCGATTCATTGAGTATCCCCTGTACCCTCTTCTTTTTAAATAATATAATAATCTAGGTTTATTATTTTCTGCAAGAATTGGCATGCCATAAAAAACTAATGCCATTAAAACATCTTCAAAAAATATTTCTGCTGTTTGTGGCCTAGCAACGTACTCTAAAAAGAAATGTGTGCTAGGAACATCTTCATGCATATTAAACGCAGTCAACCCATGCAAAGCGCCATTAGACCCACCTCCATCAACTGTTCCGCTAATATCATAACTATCACACCCAAAACATCCAAAGTCTGGATTACCAGGAAATTTAATCCCGTTTTTAAATTCCACAACGTTTTGCATTGCAGCAGGTGGTATCCAAGATAGTTTAAACCGCCCGTGAGGATTGGGGTGCCACTCAACTGCTGTATCTTGCACGCCGCCTTTCCATTGAAAAGATCCTTTATTAATATAACCTTTTAATACAAGCTCTTCGTTATAATCTATTTGCTCATATATTTTTGTTAAATTAAATATAGACTCTTTTGTTTCATCTCTAAAAGCGTGTTGTTCTGTTTTTGGGAACTGCCTATAAAATTCATTTAACGCATCAGGGTTGTT